TTACTTCGTTTCATCTCTAATCTGTTGATCAACGCCCTCATGATCTGACTGTACAAAAGATTCTCTGGAATCAGGAGTATAGTCACCTGAGATCCCCCCGGATCCCCCTTTTCCCTTAAGCACTTCAATGGCTTGCCGAATTACTGGCGGAATGGGTGCGCCCAACTTCCCTCCGTTTTCGATAATGGACAACAACTCATTTGCGATATAAAAAAAGGCGACCGCATCTCTGAACAAATGTCCGTCTCCCAGAACACCGTCCACCAGATGAGCCACCGATACCATTGCAAATATAAATACCTTTCGTGCGATGCCAAACATCCCAACATTACTCTCTAACTTGCCACTCATGCCCGCCGCCGCGATGCCGGTTAGGTAGTCGAGGATGACGAACACAAGCAATACGCCGAGTACGCCTGACCAACCTCCGAAGAAGTAGGTTACTGAGCTGCTCATGAGTGCAATTCCCCATTTCCATAGGGTGTCCCATCGTTCCATGGTTTCACCTCACTTTGGTTTTTAAATACCAGCTGCTCCACAGGGCATAAAAATAGCGCACCACGTAGGTACGCTTGTTAAACTCCTTCGGTTTTTGACAAAATGTAATTCTCAACGGCTTGACGGTAGTCGTCATTGGTGATGTCATCAAGCAGGTATACTTGGCTGGTCTTTGGATTAAGTCCTTTATTCAAGATTCTTTCTGCTGCAATACGTACCACAACTTCATTTACCATCACAAGATCCCTCCTGTATTTTCATTGGCTAACAACAAAATCTGTTCTTCCAATTCTTTTATTTTCTGCTGTTCTGGTGTTTCGACAATGGGAAGCTCCTCTAAAACTGGTTGTTTCGTAGCAGGATCGATACTGACAATTCGATGAGTGTGATAATCGATTGCCCCATACTCCAAATCGATGTAATGTAGTTCAGTGATTTCCTTCCTCGGAAGTACATCACCTTGTATTTCACCAGCTCGATAGATGATCTCACCGTCTTGATCGTATATAATTCTAATCCCAATATTCATTATTCGTATGCCCTCCAATAAAATGGACTTGATGTCAATTCAAAATATGGCAACGGTACCTGAAATCCACCGTTTGTGATATAAGTTCTGCCAGCGCTTTTGTCCTCTACTCGGAAATCAACCCACATTGTTCCTGTGCTTGTCCATCTATACCCGTTGTACACAGGATAGCCGTTATCTATTCTTTTGGAATTATAACCCAATATAAAATCCTCATCATCATGAAAAGTGATAATGATTTGCGATGGTAAAAAATCCAGATTGGTAACACTTATATATCCGCAGGTAAATGCAGTTCCATCTGAGTAAAGAAATCTTTTATTACCTAAGTTATATCCAAACCCTGAAGCAAACTTCCTTCCCTTATCTGGACCATCCAACCTATAATTATTCAATGAGTAACTATCAAGTGTCGGCATTATTACACATCCTTTGTTACAACATGGACCACAAGTTGTTGATTAGATGCTACTTGTGTAACGATTAACGTCTCGTTACTATCAATTACTGCATCCATGAACGGAACAATGATTGTTTGATACGGCAAGATTTTATAGAACGTTGCCAGGTCATTGTTGAAGGTGTATCCGCTCGAATAATCTCCGACCATAATCCGCACTTCCGGTGTTTCCCCGGACAAATTACAAATGACCATAGATTTAAGGATTCTCTTTTTTCCTGGACTTGAAAAAACTTTGTACGTGTTGTTTGTGAATTGTCTCGAAACCCTCAACCCCAAACCGCTCAATAATCCGTCTGTTTCGATTCCGCTTATACGCATGGTTACATTATTCACCAATCCGCTGTCGCATCTCACTTGTATTGTTTCTCCAGGCAAAACAACTTGGTCAACTACCGGAATTACTAAAGAACCAGAACCGGGGATAGTAGCAGCCCAAGTGATAGGGTAATTTCCACTGTAAATGGTGAACTTCATCGGACCGCTATTATTATTGGATACAATGATTGACTTGATAGTGAAGACCTTGCCTACCTTGCCTGTATAGACGGTGGTTAAACTAGTGGTTAGTCCCCCGGCGAATGCTACGACTGGTGTTCCCTTCATCTATAACGCCCCCCATAGGTTAGATTCATCCACATAAGCTACTATTGCGTTGTAGTCATCCACATCAAGAACTCGTTCGAACGGTTGCCATGATATGTTGCTGTCACGTTTGTTACGCTTGTAATGCTTGTTGTTAGTCTGATTAGCCGGATCGGTGCCAGAATACATCTCTGTATATGTCTGATAGCCCCCTGTGCCTACCTTTACAGTTTCGACATACCCAAAAGATTCGTTTGCCCCCGTTGCTGTCTTCCAAGCCAACCCTTGCCCACCTGCACCTCCACCAACATAAAATACAGATATCCCCTCAGGGTATAATGTAATTGCTGCCTCAGGTGTAGCAAAGTTATTGACAAGCTTAATAGCGTTTTGTTTCTCATTTGCCAAATCATAAGCTTGCTTAATTGCATTTGGTGTGGCGGCTTTATCTGTCGAAGTATCATTAATTGCATCGGATAGTTGAACCTTACCTTTTACCGTAAGGGATGCATCCGGGATATCCATCTCACTCATCAATTGGCGTAAAACTTCGACTTCATCATGTGTCGCCACACCTGCGTCAATCTTTTCAAAAATCCCGTTAATACTCTCCCGAGTCACATTCTCATTCCCCAAGGGAAGAGGTAATTTTAGTCGATCTGTTTCCTGTGGCATTACGCCCACACCTCCAGTTCATTCCACGTCAGTGACGCGGCGTCGAGTTCATCCCATGTCTTCTGCTTCTTGTCCAAATCGTCCCAGATCAGATAGCGATACTCATATTCCACGGCCATATGAGCCGGTTTCAGTTCTTCAATCGCCCGTTTGAGATCATCGATATTGGGCGGGATGCCCATCGTATCCACAAAGCTCACCGTAAAACTCCATGCTTCCGGCTGAAAAGTTACATCCACTTTGCCCCCTGCATACGCCTCAGCCACATTTGCAACCAGTCTCCCCGAAAACTTTCCGGCACCACGCAGCTTCGACTCCACTACGGCACGCCTCTGTTCCACAGGTTTGAGACGATCCGTCTCAATGCCAAGCTCTTCTTCCCAGAAGTCTAGCCCCCACGTCGCTGTACGGACAAAAAACTGCTCTAACGTCTCATCCAACGCCTGGTACAGCAGATCCATCTCAGTGCCTTTGGCCTGCATATCGGCTTGCATTACACGAGAAGTCTCATAATACCTGGGCAAATACGAGAACAGCTCTCGCCCTTTCTCACTCGTCAGTCCAACATCTACAGTAGAAGGAGCACTCATGCCCTGTCCCCTCCCTTCCTTGCACATCATCATGGAGCGTCTCGCTCACCAAATCCAACCCAGATTGGCGTATTTCTCCCAATCTTCCTTGCTCTCCGAACTCCCTAACTACTTCCTCATCCACCATCTGCCCAACACTACTCATACACATCCACCGTCCCCAGTACGGCTACCTGACTCGCGGTCATCTCAATATTCTGGTCGCTCACACCATTCACGGTAAGCTCCGAATAGTCGATAATGGGCGGAATATCCAACAAGATCGCGGCAATACGGGTGTAACGCACGAGCGGATCGGCAAAAGCCAACTGTTTCAGATACGCGGTCACCCCGCGTTCGATCAATGCTCGCACATCAGCCAACGTTGCATCACTTGCGAGCGTCAGCTTTACCTGAATATTCATCGGCACTTCCTCAGCTGGCATCACGGACACCACTGGCCCCGCCGGCGCAACACCTTCGCCCTGTCCATCCTGCGTTGGATCGACATACTTCTGCACAGCTGCCACCAGATCGGTACCCGCAGCACGTTTGTCCGTATCCAGCAGATACAATCCCACCGTGCCTGGCCCCTGCCATAACGGAATCACACGCGTTGCACCAACACCCGGCACTTCACTGGCCCATTGTACATATTGCGATTTGTTGCCGCTTGTCCCCTGATTGCGCACTTTGGCATAAAAGCGTTCCAGCAGCGCCGTATCGGCCTCAATATCTGCACCGCCTTTAATCACCTCAACGTTCGTGACAGAAGTCACGCCACTTACAGGTGTAGACAACACAGTTACCGTGCCCGCAGGCACATTGCTCTCTTTTCCAGCAACAAGCGCTCGCACGCCTGCCACCCCAAAGCCCTCTGCATCCAGTTCCACTCGGCCCACCGTCTCATATTCGAGCGAAGCTTCTGCAGATACTTCATCCGCGAGCGTAGCCACGACCGTTCCAGCAGGCACCACTTTCCCCGGCGTACCCATGAACCTCACCGAACCTTGTGCCGCCACCGCAGCCCGCCGTGTGATGCCGTGCTCTCCTGCCCGTAGATCCAGCTCTTCCGAACGAAAATTCGGATCACTACTCGCAGCAGTACTCGCAAACCCTCGCCGAAGTAATTCCTGCGCCCACAAAGCCGCTTCAGACAGCATAAACGCAACCGGAGCCTCCGCATCCCACAGAAACGATCCTTCCGACTTATCCAGATCCGCGGGCAGACGATCCAGCATGCGCTGCATAATCTGTTCCTCCGTCTGGTCCTCCAAATAACGCGGAATTTCAGCCATCCCGTCAGATCACCTCACTTTCCAGAATAAACATCTCTTCCTGTACACTCGCCACCCGGCACGAGAACATGCACTGCTCCCGATTCCAATCAAACGTGAACTGGTCTACCGAATCCGTGCGTGGATCAGTCAGCAACGTCTCCGTTACCATCCGGGTAATCTCACTTTCCATCACACCCCGACTGTCGCCCTGCCCCACCAGATCCTCCAGCTCCGAACCATAGTTCCGGGAATAGATCACATGTCTGTAACGTGGAGTTTTCACGGCCTTAATGCACCACTGTACCCAGGCTTCATGCCCACCAGCCGCAGCGACTTTACCACTTGGGGTCAGTACAAAATCCCCTGCATCGTAATCGAATCGCCAGCTCCGTCCAAAGCGTACCTCATCCGAAGCCGCCCCCGACAGATCCTCCTCATCTCCCCAGACCACACCCGTTTCCGGAAACAAACTAGGCATGCGCACTCACCACCTTACACAGCACCACAATGTCGTTACCGCCATTCACCCGCATCGCCAGTACGCGATCTCCCGCTTTTAATCCTTTACCAAGAGACCACACCGCTTCTTCCACTTCCTCTTCTTGCAAAAGAAACCGTCCCGTGCCCGTCGTTCCGCCGTTTGCCACGTCAGAGATACCGGAAATCGCGCCAGCAGCCTCGCGCTCCGGCAGTCCAAGCGTGCCCGGCAGCTCGGCCACGAGATAATCTTGCACTTCGTGCTTGAAATCATCCAACTTCACGCCGGATGAGGTCATCGTACCCAGTACCGCGCCCAGCCCGCTCACGGCCTGACGAGAATGTGTACTCATCGCGCCCCGCATGACGTCGGCAAAATGCCCATACGGATCATCTTTATTCAAGGTAATACCTCCTTTTCACCATCTCAGCTGTACCCAGTTCCAACGTCATCGTTCCAGGCCCAGCGGACAGATCACGGCTGACCGACATGACGATTAGCTTCAGTCCTTTCAACAACACTGCATCCCCGGCGCGAATCGTATTCACATCCGGTGCGGATATCGTAAAGGTCTCCTGAATACCCGTCAGATGACTTTTCGCCAGTTTCTTCGCGGCAGTTGCTGTTTTGACCTGATCGTCCTCGACCAGTTTTTGCAATGTACCCAGTTCTTCCACATTATCCTGCTCAATCGCGAGCACTTTGGAAGGAACTTCTTTGCCATTTCCAGACTCCGACGCTGCCATCACTTTAACTTTGGTAACCGCCCCTTCGAGCGTACGCATCTGGGTCAGATCAATTAGTCGATCAAGTTCATACACCTTTGCATTACTTCCGACCTTGAAGAGCTGCAGCCCACCGGGTGTCATCCGTGGATGATACATGTCCCCACCGGACTTCGCCGTTTCCTTCAGGTCAGCAAAGATCATCGAAAAAATCGTCTGTGACCGATACACGGCTTTGCCCAGCTTTGTCTTGGTATCCGGCAGTGAAGCGTATGGAATCTTCCACTCTTTGGCGTAGGTTTTAAGCCGCTGTGTAGCCGTCTGATCCTTCGGCAATAGGAACTCGTCCTCCGATTTTTCCAGATAGATCATCCGGTCGTATACCGTGAGAGACAGCCGCTTGGTGCCGCTGTTCGAGCTTTCCACCTCCCATATGACCGCAGGATGCAGCAAGTGAACCATAGATTTTTCGCCAAAAGGAACCCCGCTAATCCGCACCGCCATACCCGGTGAGATCGAAGGCAGTCCGGAAGACGCAGACACTGCCAGCCGGATGTTGGCCTGATAAGCAATCTGGTCGAGCGAGTCCTTCAGTGTAATCGTCTCCACCAGCTTGGTGATGTCATATTTGTCGTCGACAATGACCTTGTAGGTCATGGCATCACCAGCTTTTGTCCGGGCTTGATCCGGTTCGGATCACTCCCGATGATCTTTGCGTTAAGCTTGTAGATCTCGTTCCATTTGGAACTGCTGCCCAGCTCCAGCTTTGCTATTTTGGACAGGGAGTCACCAGATTTGACAGTGTAGGTCTTGCTAGTTTTTTTCAAATCGGTACGAGAACCTGACTTGCTCCCGGATGCCGCAGAGCCCACCTTTTCCACCTTGGAATCCCGCCATGTGCGTAGGGTCAGGTCGAAATAAATATCCCCTGTCTCCCCCCCACGAAAGCTCGAATTAAGCGAAACAATAAAAACAGGCACGTTCACGCCCGTCTCTGAAATGATGAGGCGCAGCGGCTTTTTGGAGATCAGAAAGGTGTTCAGCACATTCATCGCCACACGTGGATCTAGAAAAGATTTTTCATCCATGCAATAGGACGGATCAAATCTTTTGGGAAAAAAAGAAGAGAAGGTGATCTCCTTCACCTTCTCCCCTTGTGCAAAATCAAACTCGCCATGCTCCAACATATTGACCGTTTCATATCCCTTAGACCTGGAAATATTAACTTCTTCAGGGTTCACTGGGAATTGAAATGGAGTGTTGCCGTCCTTCAACGTAAATGACATTTTGTTAGGACCAACTTTATCTTCAAGTACTGACATATCTGCGGCCTCCTTTCTGCTTAGGCCATAATTGTTTTGCGGTTTTGCATCGCACGGCGGAACTCGTTAGAGATCCGTTGCCCCACCTGGTGAGAAACTGCGTCATAATCAATGGCGTTCTCACGCACCGTCACCTGTACTGTACCTGGCGCGATATTCACTGCAATCTGATTGGTAGTTTCGGTTTTGAAATCCTTCAAGTATCCGGACAGACTGCTCATCTGGTCTTCAGATATCTGTACCGTCATCGTGGACGATTTCCCATTCGTCTGCGCACCGTTACCAAGCGCCATCGCTTGGCTCTGCATCATGCTTGTTCCCATGAATCCAGCAGATGTAGGCTGACCGACTTTGCTGTTCATATAAGCCGTTGGGCCTGTCATGGTCAGTGCCGGTGGCATATAGGCAGGTGCCATCTGCGTGCCTGTTGCAACTGGAGAAGGTGCAGCCACCGTTGCTGCCGAGACCATCTTTTCTTCTTTTTTAGAACCAAATCCAAAGAAGCCGGATATGCCATCGGTGATTTTTTTTGTTTTCTCAGAGACATAATCGGCTGCACCCGACAAAGCATCCCCTACACCCTCGGTAGCACTAGACATAAAGTTTCCAATATCCTTCGCTTTGTCTCCAATCCAGCCGCCTGCTGCACTTCCGGCCCAACCACCTACTGCACCACCAACCCATGTTCCGATGCCAGGCAAAAGAACGCTACCGATGGCGCTACCAATCGCAGTACCTGCTGTGCCGCCAATCATGGAACCCACCGCTCGGCCGCGCTCTTCCGGGGGTGCTGTCGCTACATTCGCCACATCAGCAAGCATGCTGATGGGTCCAAGCAACCTTTTTGCCCCTTTGGCAAAGCCACTACTTAAATTATCCATCAATCCATTACCAGCCAGCATGTCGGTTAAAGATCCCAATCCACCATCCGCAAATCCTAATCTACCGCTTCCTCGTATTCTTCTACCGCCTCCCCTGTTACGGTTGCGATTGGCCGGAGGAGTTGGAGTATCAGGTACAGGATTGGGTACTGGTGATGGGCCCCGGTTCGAACGATTACTAGACCTTCTACCACTTCGGTAATTTCGTCTTCCACGATCTGATCCACCACCATCCGCATTCGGTGAACGAACTCTACGGTTTTTGCCCATCTTTCCACCTGTGCAACAGCAGCATTTGGATGCTGGACTTCTGGTTGGATCTGATGCAGGATTTTCTTCTTTTTTCTTTTTGAATTTATCAAATATTCCCTTAACGTTATTAAATACATCAAACAAACTATTAATCTTGTCGGCAGGGTCAAAAATCCATTTATCCCACCAACTCTTAGGATCTTCTTCCTTCGTAGCATTAGTGATATTTTTGTTATTTTGAATCACGACAGCCATAGTAGGACCCGAAGCTCCTCCTTTGCCCATCGCCACTTCGATCTTCTGCCGAACCTCAAGGGATACTGTTCCGGAAGCCGTAACCATCTGGTCCCTGAAACTATTCAGTTTCGCCCATGCGCGATCCAGTGCAGGACTGAGCTTATCAATCAACCCAATCGTCGGTGTAATTCGCAGCCTGCTGATTCGCACAGCCATGCTATAAATATGCTCCAACCTGCGTCCGGTCGTTCTCAGCTCATTGTTCACCTTAATCAGACTCTGATAACGAACTCTGCCCAAACGTTCCGTTGAGCGCTGGATCTGATCCAGGTATCGAAGGGTTGTCCGCATTTCCGCATTGGATTTAGATAGACCTACAATCATTTCTGCCATTTTTTCACCTCCTACCCTACATCGTTATCGATTCATTTGCGAGGTTATCGCTGACATCTCCTCTTCCGAGAACGCAATTAACAGCGAGCGCTCCCCGCGTGGTAAAGACCAGAACTCTCCGGGCCGGAGATGATGACGCACCCACATGTGATACAGGAACGTGGTCATCCCGCCGGAGTGAATCAGTTTTTTAGGTCTTCAATCTCCACACCAAAGCCGGACAGCTCCAGCACTTTATCACCTACAGCATCCAATTCACCAGCCAGCAACATACGACGTACTGCCTGTTCGCCACCGGACAACTTCATGCGGCCGGTAATGCGTGTGTCACCCCAGCCGGACAATTCCAGGCTGCGGACTTTCAATTTCACCGTTGCTTCGGAAATGAGCAGCGCGTTAAACGTTTCGGTGTCCACCTTTTCCTCGGTGCGGCCTTTGGTCGTTTTACGAATCGTACAGCGTTCGCGAATGTGATCCACTTTGGAAGACGTCAGTCCACGCAAGGTCAACAACAGATCCAGACGCTGAATCCGCACATTCTCCTCTGGCAAACGTTCTGCTGCTTCAAACAACTGATCCAAAATCTGTTCTTCGGACATATTTTCATTCATACTCATTGGACGTTATCTCCTTCTTATTTCACAAATGGGTTCATCTATGCCATCTTCCAAGCCTGTAGAGACAACAAAGAGACCGAGATCATCTCGGCCTGCATTGGTGTCCATATTATTATGAGGTAACTATGCAATCACATTGAGCAACCAGCTCAATCACGTGCCTATTTCAAAGCTTAGTTCGCCACAATCGGATTCAGCAATTCAAATCCTTCAAACGTAAAGCCCGTTTCTTCCGGTACTTCCTCACCCGCTGTCCAGTTGGCAAGCTGAATTTTGTCCACCATGCAACCTCTCAGCAATACACTCTCATGTCCATACGATTCAGGGTCGTTCAGCTTGGAAATAATCTCGAATTTGGTGAAGCCACGCTGGATCATATCCGAAGTGACTTTGTAGCCGGTCATCGTGCCTGTTCCTTTTTTCGCGCCATTTTTGTGCACCTTCCAGTCGTTACCGACCAGGTTCAGCTCACGCTTTTCAATCTCCACACTCGCTTCCAACTTGTTAATGTTTGTCTGCCACACACCATCGATATGCAACTGACCATGGGTACCTAGAATTACTCTTGACGCATCCAACATATATTTTCCTCCTTGGGTTCGTTGAACTAATAAATATTACACGGTATAACTCCGCAGTCAGAACAATCTTCCGATCGCTGTTATCCCCAGATTTTTTTGATTCCTTTTCATAAAGGGAAAATCCGTGGATAAAGGCGAGCGCTTCGCTTCTTCAGATTTTTTCTGCCCTCTACGTTATCGTATAAACCATCAGTTCAACGTATAGTAATTATTTTAGAAAAACAGTTCTTCCCTTCCACACAACCTTATTGCACGTAAAATGTACCAAACAACTGCTCCATCACATCCGTCAGCTTTACATTCCATTGCAGGAATACCTGATCCGCTTCCGGTTTGAGAACTGGTGCAGCACCGTAATACGCCGGGTCAAGAATGACATCATAACCGTCGGCTTCAATCACATTGCTCTGTGCTAGCAGCGCCAAATAGGCCTTCATGGCACTAATCAGTGCCTGACGACCCTCTTCGGTATTGTTCACTTTACCGATATACGTATCTTCCGCAGAACGTTGCAAATCCGTGTTAATGGCGTCCAACACACGAATGGAACGGATTTTTTTCCACGCATTATTCTGTCCAGCGACTGGCGTTACCAGTGTGTTTACACCGCGAAGTGCCTTCACCTGACGACCATCATGGAAGAAAATAAATACGCCATTCTGTACCGCCTGTTCCTGTTCTGCACGCGTCCAGCGACGTGTCACATCATCGAACGGAGTAGCTGCATAGGTTGTGGATTGGTTCAGACGTTGTCCGGCAATCAGTCCTGCAACATAAGCGGACGTTTCTGCCGAGCTGTAGAATGCATCCCCAAGGCGCACGCCTGTACCGACATTAATCACACCTTCATGGTTCAGCGCAAGCGAACGTGCTGCCGCTTTTTGTGCTGCTGTAGCAGAGGTATCATCCGCTGCGGAACCGCCGAATACAGCCACCACCGGTTTGCCTTCACTACGTACACGTTTCACCCATGCTGCAAAGCTTGCAAGCAGAGGTGCATCTGCCGTCTGATCCAAAGCCAAGACGTCGAATTGCTCCCCTTCCAGCGCACCCTGTACTGCAATGTACTCCGCATTGGTCAGGTCATCGTTGCCACTTACGCCGCCTTTGAATGCCGCACCCGCAACGGTAGCAACCACGCCAGTACCATCGCCAATCGCCTGAGCCGTTACCCAGACATTTTGTTCATCCGCGTTAATCGCTTTTGCCAGAGAAGCTGCTGTAATATCCGCTGTCAGGAGGGCATACAACATCCGGTTACCTTCAAAAAGTCGCACTTCATGTTTCGTATTATCAATCACACCTGGCTGGATGGTGACGTAAAATCCGTTCGCACGATCCCCCGGATACTTCGCATCCAGTTGCAGCACATTGGCATCACTGCTGTCCTTCAAAGTAAGCGTAGCTGCTTTGGCCGCAGCACTTGCTACCCGATAAGCGAGCAGCTTCTTCGGCCCACCCAACAGGGCAAGCTTCAAGGACGTATAAGCCGTACCGTTGTCCAGCACATTCGCTGCATAAATGCGTTCAATCGCCGCTTCGCTACCTACTTCAATAAAAGTCCCCACCGGACCCCAGTTGGCCTTGATTGGCACAACGACCGTTCCCCGCGTACCCGCTTGAATGGCCGAGGATGCTGCCGCCTGAAAATTCATATATAAGCCCGGAAGGACCGGACGATTCGTTTGCTCCCAAGTTCCACCTGCCATTATCCCTTCACCTTCGCTTTCATAAATTGGTTAATTCGTTCCTGCGTTTCTTCTATGGAAAACGTCTCTTGCGCCGCTTCGTACAGCGCACCGTACAGCACCTCTGCCTTAACGGCAAAGAGGGCTTCTGCATGATTCATCAGTTCTGCCCGTGTATACCGCGGGGCTGTCTGTTTGCTTTTTTTCACTGAGTTTGCCATTGCCATCTCACCTCATTTGTTGGACTACTAATTTCGTGAATCGATGATCTTTAAGCTTGATCTATTAATTTTTGATCCTATGAATATGAAGCTATAATATTGAAGCTACATCTATCATCTCAAAGCTATAATCTGGAACCACTCTTAAAAGTGCACGTTCAAAAAGATCGGTTTTCAGTACCGAGAAGATGGGATGAAGTTAGAAATGGAGTAGCAGAGCGTAGGCAAAACTACGTGAGCAACTACATGTTTCAGAAGGAAACAATCATCGTAAGCATATGCTTTTTCGGCTGAATTCCATATTCGATGCTGATGATGCCGTTAGGCATCCTTTGTAATCAAAAGCGGGCTTTTTGAACAACCTCTAATAGAAGGTTCCTCTCAATTAACGTTTACTCCATGCCTTTGCTATGGTGAATCTCACGAATCAAAGGTACATTCGTACCCGGACGACGAATCCGCTGTTGCAACGTCAGGCGAATCTGACCGTTCAGATAGGCATCTGCCTGTAAATCTGCCGTGACTTCATCCACTGTTATATATCGCGTGTTACCTTCCTGCTCTTCGCCACCCGTTTCATTGACGGCGAGACGAGCTTGGACCGCAAGTTGCTCTACCAACCGAGTAACGGTCTGGCGTGTTAACACCGAATGATCGGTGAGCACATGCCCAATCCACTGTTGTCGAACCTCCAATGCCGAAGTGCCCGCCACAGACGTGCTGCATCCGGCCAATCGCCATAACACAGATGGCATCTCATATCCTCCAGGCCAGACCTCACCATATACCGACCAGTTCGAGCCAAGCTCTTGCTGTGTCCAGTCTTGAAGCGCAGCTAGCCACGCGTCACCTGTTTCAGCGAGGACAGCTCCCGAGTCTTTGGGAACATACACCCCGAACCGCAGACTGCGCGTAAGCATACCAGACCCGGCATCCACCCGGTCAATATCTGAAGAACCCAGATAGATACAGGTGAATGCCCCATCTGCTTCATCCACCAGCCTTACCTGGTGTAACCCTTCGATTAGAAGGGCTGACCATGCTTCCACTTGTTCAGCGCCTCCATCTTCCGGACGAGCGTATGGTGAGATTTTGATGATCCGTCGATATCCCGCCCAAGCAGACTTCGGCACTTCTTCGGCAAACGCAACCACTGCACAAGGCCCGGTTAACACTGCGCCTGACGCAGGTACATCCAGTACATGACCGTCCCAATCTGGAACAAGTACCGAGAGTTTCTGTTTCAGCGTTTTTTTAATGAGCGTACTCATTTTACTGGTACTCACGGTAGTGCTAATTTCATTTCTCATAGACACATTCATTTCGCCCCCTTTGGCTGCAAGTTTGAGATCTGCCCACACCGTGCAGCGACAATGAAGCAGCTGCAGTAGACTCCCCCTTTTAACTCAGAGTCTGTATTGCTATCGAACCAATACCGGGACTATATTCACCGCATCAAAAAGACCGGCCACCTGGCCGGTCTGTACATTAGCGTATGTGCTTTCGGTGCGTCCCTTGTTATTGATCCGATAATACAATCTTACACTCTTTCATTCCTAGCGCGGATGGTGTTCCGTACGACTTCGGTGCGATTAAGGGTGTTGTTCGGGTGGAAAAAAGACGATTCTGGAATCATCATTTTAACGAACAAATCATTAAGCATTAAGTTCAATAAATTGATAAATTTATCCAAATATATTAATATTTCATTATCAAATTCATTGTGGCTTAAGTAAAAGAAGGAGAAATAACTATGAGTAAAAAATTCAAGATTACTTCACTTGCTGTCTTAGCATTTATACTCGGGATATCCTGCTGGGCTTACTTCGGACTGCTTGGTAATCCGCTCAAGAAAAATGATGCTGAACAACAGGTAACCACTTACCTGATTAAACAGAAAGGTTACTCACCCGAACAGCTTATCGATGTACAAGGTACTTACTCCTCAAAAAGTTCTGAAGCACCTTACGGTGCCTCAGTAACATTCGCGGATGAACTCGAAGCGAAGTACCAATATATCATTTTTAACAACGGCGAGATTAAGCAGTACAGTCATACCAGTGATGATCCCAAACATGAGGAGCCCATGGTGAGATAA